ACCCAAAGGATATGAGGATGCCAAAGACGGTAGCTGGTTTCTCACCTATTTAGTGGACAATGACGAATTGTGGGCAAAAGTCAAGGCAGGTGAATGGAAAGGGTTTTCGGTTGAGGGGTTTTTTGACATGGAAGAGCAAGACGAAGTCGTAACCCTGATGCGTGAAATAGCTGCCATGCTGAAAAATTTTGCATAGGTTTTTGGTCTTGTACCTTTTATGGTATGGATTTCAAAACAGAACTTAACGAAATGAAAAGCGGACTTGCGGCTTTTATGGCCGAAGTAAAGCAGCGTTTCAATGAAGTTCCTGCACCCGTTGAAGCTGCGTTTGGTGAGTTGACTTTGGTTGACGGTACAATCGTAGTATTTGACGGTGACGAATTAAACGTGGGTAGTATGTTATCGGTTAAAACAGAGGAGGGCATTGTGCCTGCCCCTGATGCCGTACACGAAACCACCGATGGCCTGCTTGTAACTACAAAAGACGGAGTTGTTGAACTTATCGAAGAGAAAACAGCCGAAGTTGAGGAAGTTGAGGTTGAAAATCAATTCGCATCGCTGGAACAATTTGATGCTCTGCGTGCCGCCAATGAGGAAATGGCAAAGAAGATCGCCACCCTTGAAAACGCCCTTATCAATGTGTTGGGCAAAGTAGAAGAAACTTTCAGCGTATTTGAAAAGTTTGCATCTGCTACACCTGAACCGACCAAAAAACCCTTTGGTTCAGTAAACAAAAAAAACGAGGAAATTTTTAAGGGTTTTGTTTCTGCTTTAAACAAAATTAAAAACTAAATAATCATGGCATTTGACGTAACCGGTTTATCGAATTACACCAAAGAGGAGAGCTTGCAGCTCCTGACCAAAGCTATGTTCACCGCCAAAACAGCAAATCTGCTGAATGCCGCTGGACAAGTTCTCCCTAACATTAAAAGCGCAGAAATATTGCCTCTGCTTTATTCTGACGTTTATTTTCAAAGTGACAGCTGTTCTTACCAGACCAGCGGTAACACCACCCTTTCAAAGCGTACTTTGACCGTAGGTAAAGTAAAGGTACAAGAAACACTTTGCCCCAAAGACCTTGAAACCAAGTACACACAGAAAGCACTTGCCGCTGGCGAAGCTATCGACATGGGCGTGTTCACCGAGCAGATTGGTGCTGAAAAAGCTGCCAAAATTGCCGAAGCTATCGAAACCGCAATTTGGCAGGGTGACACCACAGGTGGAACTGGAAACAACGCTTACTGGGATGGTTTCTTGACTATTCTCGGTGACTTGGGCTTCGGTGGTGCTGGTGACCCCATCAAAGGCAACGTGGGTGATGCTTACACTTCAATCACTGCTTCAAACATCGACGACATTCTGGGTACCATTTACAGCGTAATTCCTGCTGAACTTTTGGGCAAACCCGATTTGTTCATCGGTATGGGTGTTGATACTTTCCGCAAATACCGTCAATGGTTGGTAGGTGCTAATCTTTATCACTACCCTGCCAACGAAGTTGCTGAAATGGAAATCATTGACCCTGTAACTGGTATCAAGATTTACGGTCTGCATGGTATGAATGGAACCAACAAAATCGTTGCCGGACTTTGGAGTAACTTCTTCTTGGGTACGGATTTATTCGACGAACAAAGTGAGTTCGAGTTCATCTTCAATCCATTTGAGCGGAGAGTTCAATTCCACGCTGCCTTTAAATACGGGGTGCAGCTGGGTTATTGTGACCAAATCGTGTATTTCTCTCTGTAACCAAATAGTAAGTTACTGAATAGTAAGTTTAACCCGGGGGGTGGGGATACAACCTCACCCCCTTTTTAATAAAAAAAAATTAAAATATGTGTCAGTTAACCACGGGCTTTGTACTTGACTGTAAGACAGCAAGTGCAGGCATTAAGACCATTTGGCTTGTTGAATTTTCAGCGAAGTCAACCCTCACTAAATCAAGCGGAGAAGTATCCGCCCACACCTTGTCAGGTGGCAAATCTTATTTCAAGTACGAACTTGAAAAAGAAACTGCCAGCATGACTTGGCGTACTATCCCCTCAACCGAGAACGGCACTGTGTTTTACGAAGCCGACCTCGTTGCTCGTCTGCACAAAGTAACCACCGCCCAGCGTAACGAAATCAAGCTGCTGGCTCAAAACCGTATGCTGGCTATTCAGCAGAGTGAAAGCAATTTCGGTCAGGCGTTTGGTGACTTCAAAGGTCATGTGCTGAACTTTTTGCACAAAGAAACCGATTTACCTTTGAAAGTTCAATCTTCTGTTGTAACTTCGCTCGCTCTCGGTTCTTGATTGATTTGAGTGTTTCATGCAAAAGGGGCTGCCATTCGGTAGCCCTTTTTGTTTAACATCGGAATTACCTACTTTTATAGTTGATGTTATACATCACAAAAAGCGGCACACCTGAATTGATAATAACAGGAAAGGAGAAAGTGACAATTTCTCCCGTGTATTATTTATTGGTGTTCGAGAGCGAAATGTCGCAGGAACGCAAGGCATTTATCGTGTCGGACAGCAGCACAGCACCCAACAGATATCAGCTATTTTCATTTGTTGAGGGTAGCAGCACCGCCAAAACGCTTGCCGTAGGTACGCATTATTGGTCATTATACGCACAAACTTCACCGACCAACACAAATTATCTGCTGGCAAACGAGGAAATCGACAGAGGCCTTGCATATGTTTCTACCAGCCACACCCCATTTAATGACCACGAGGTCAACACAACGATTAAACAGCACAACGTAGGATGAGTTTTGAACTATTACGCATAAATTTTGCCGAAAGCAAGTTGCCTGTATTCAAAGAGAATAAGAATAAGGGCATAATGTATTTTGGGGAAGCCAACGATTTTGGAATTTTACAACCGTTCGCCAAAACATGGTGCAATCGTACGCCAAAAGGCACGATTTGTAGCAGGTGAGGAAACGATTGTGGAGGGCAACCCCAACGCTGTCAAAATAATTGATTACGTGAACCCTTACGAGGGTGTGCAGGAGTTCAAAAATAAACTGGCACTTGATTACGAGTTGTTCAACGGCTTTGCATACGAGGTACATTACAATAAATTGGGACAATTAGCTGCTTTATACCACGTTGATTTTAGCAAGGTTCGTACACTTGACCACGACTTGTATATGTACGCAGAGGATTGGAAAAAGGCGAAGCATGAGGACATGAAGCATTACCGCCCTTTCAACCCCAAAAAGGCACAGCCAATGGAGGTGCAGTTGTTTTACTTCCGTGAATACGCACCGGGATTGGGTGTTTACCCCCTGCCACCTTACCAGCATTGTTTGCAGTATATTGAAATTGATGTTGAGATAGCAAACTTCCACAACAACAACATCCGCAACGGGTTTTCAAACGGTACGTTGGTACAGTTGTTTAAAGGGCAGCCATCGCAGGAAATCGCCTACGAATTTGAGCGTAAGTTCAAAGCCAAAACAACCGGCACGGACAACGCAGGTGGTGTGCTAATTCAGTTCAATGAAATGAACGAGAAAGAGGCCACCATTAATCACCTGCAACCGAGCGAAATGGATAAGCAGTTTTTGCAGTTGAATGAAACGGTGCAGGATGAGATTTTCGTCGGTCATAACTTCCCCAAGATTTTATTGGGCTACGCAACTGAGGGTGCATTGGGGCAGCGTAACGAAATGATACAGGCGTATGAGTTGCTGCATAAAAGCTACATCAACCGCAGGCAGGAAAAGATTGAAACGTGCCTTGAAAATACCCTTGAAACCGTTTATCCCGGCATCCAAATCAGCACCAAAGACAGCGAGTTTTTAGCTATTGATTACGTGGCTTTGTATGGTGCAGGAATTGCCACCGTAGATGAAGCCCGTGAGCAGTTAGGATTGGGTGAAAGTGAGCAAAAAGTTATTGATGCAGCGCAGAAAACCATTGACAATATCAACAGCTTGTCACCATTGGTAGCAAACAACGTACTTGCCAATATGACCGTAAATGAAAAACGTGCATTGGCAGGATTGCCACCTATTGAAGGTGGAGATGCGCTTGCAAGTACACCCAGCACAGCACCCGAACCTACCACGTTCACAGCAGTAAAAATGAAATGTGAATGTGAAACATGGAAAGACAGCGACATCGAGGTATTTTCCAAGTTCGGTATGAGTGCTGATGAGTTTGAAGACGTGCCAATGTTGTTTGCCCTTGACACAAAAGAGAAAAAAGTCCTTGCGGTGGTTACGGCTGATGAAAAAGCCACGGTGAAAAACATTGCTGATGCCGTAAAATTGGATGAACCAGAGGTAATCGAAATCCTGAAAAAACTGCAATCCGACGGCAAGCTGAACTGGACAAACAACGCAATCAAAATCACCGACATTGGGAGGGCAGACATTCAAGACGAGGGATTGCCCAAAATAGAGGTGCGTTACAAATACGATTTAAGCCCTGATGCACTGCCTTTGCAACCAGGTGGAAAGTCGCGTGAGTTCTGTATCAAAATGACCGACTTGAAAAAGCTATACACCCGTGCAGAAATAGACCAAATAAGCGGCATAGTAGGTTACAACGCATGGCTTCGTCGTGGTGGTTGGTACACCGTTCCAAATAGTGAGCCACCATTGCACATTCCGCATTGCAGACATGAGTGGTCGCAAAAAGTAGTAAGGAGAAAATCATAATGGCAACATTTGCATATTTCATATCAGAGCAGGACGTTAAGAAAAACACCCCGATTGACGAAAACGTGGACAGCAAGCTGCTACAAACAGCCATGCGTACCGCCCAAGACATTTATATTCGGGATATAATCGGCTCAACCCTTTACGATAAACTTTGTGACGACATAAACGGGGCAGGATTGGCGGGTAATTACCTGACTTTGGTCAACAAATACATCGCACCTTGTTTGTATCACTACGTTATTACGGATAGCATCCTGCCCATGACGTTCAAAATGATGAATAAATCGGTAGCTACACGGGGTGCAGAGAACGCAAATGCCATTGATGTTGACCAGTTACGCATGATTGAGCAGCGTTATCAGCAAAAAGCCGAGTATTATGCCGAAAGAATGCGGTTGTATTTGTGTGAAAACATGGATTTATTCCCTGAATATAGGACACCTGCACCGGGATTGGACACGATTAACCCACAAGAGCAAGTCATTTTTGGCGGTTTTATGCTGGGTGAGGATGAGGAATATAAATTTTTACGTGGTTTTTTTAGATGAACAAAGTACGTATTAAGAACGAAAACAAATTAAAGCTATTTTTAAGTGGTAACAATCAATCAGCTACTGGCAGCACTGACAAGAGCAGGGCAAAATCACAAGCAGATAAAGGCAACAATCGTTAATGTTGAGCCAAACATCAACACGAGCGGGGAGCAGCTTTATCCGTTAATGAGGATTTTTCCCGACGGCTCGCAGGTAACGGTTGACAAGGTGATTTATCGGTTTGCCGTTGCCATTGCTGACCGCCACCGGGAAGATTTTACCGATGCGGTGGAACGCATATCCGATATGCACACCGTGATGCTGGATATTTACTCCATGCTGCGCTACGTTTATCGTGGCAACATCGCAGGAACGTGGGTGATTGCTGACAGCATCACACCCTTTTATGACGCACAGACAGACATCGTGAGCGGTGTTGCCTGTGTCATTGAATTTCATTGCAGCAACCTACGTGATTACTGCGACACCCCCAATAACAATTTAACATTTCCAACAATAGAATAATATGAGTACTTCATTAGAATTTATGAGCGGCTTCACTGGCTGCAAGGTATTATCAGGAACAGGCGCAAACACTGGCAGATGGCAGGGTTTTGTAGTTAACGCAGATGCGGTTGTTTCCGCTGCCCTTGACAAAGCAGGTAGCAGCGTAATGACAACCCTTGGACTGACAGGCGTAACCTTGAAACAAGGCACGTTCATTTCCTTGCCCGAAGGTGATTATTTCAGCAGCATCACACTGACAAGCGGAAGCATCGTAGCTTACAACGTATGATTAGGATAGGTGTTCGGTCATTTGTAGCAGGTGGTGGCCCATCTAATGATGCGGATGCACAGGCATTTATCACAGCCGCTGGGATAACTGATGCAACACAGCAGTCAGCCATTAATACGTTGGTAACTGACTTGAAAGGTTATTCCATTTGGGATAAAATGAAGGCCATTTATCCTTTTGTAGGTGGAACTTCATCAACTCACAAATGGAACTTAAAAGACCCTCGTGACCTTGATGCTGCATTTAGATTGGTGTTTGCAGGGGGTTCCACGCACAGCTCAACCGGGTGGCTTCCAAACGGCACAAATGGTTATGCCGATACTAAATTAAATCAATCTGCTAATTTAATGTTAAATAGTAATCATATATCTGTATATTCAAGAACTAATACAAATTCAGGAATTAATCAAGATTTCAAATTTGAATGTGGTATAACAGACAATACAACTTATTCATTCAATCAAATAGCAATGAGAGCAAGTTTACAGCTTCAAGCATATAATGGAAGTCACAGCATAGTTGTATCTGTTTCTGATTCATTAGGTTATGGATTATTGACAACAACTGCATCTAATTCAGGCAAATTGTATAAAAATGGAACTTCAATTGGTTCATCAACAACAAGCCAATCATTATCATTGTTTAATTCTACAATTTATTTAGGAGCTGCAAACCATGCAGGTGTTGGCGCAAAATATTATTCAAATCGTGAGCTTGCATTTTCCACAATAGGTGACGGTCTAACCGACACCGAAGCCGCTAACCTTTACACGGCAGTTCAAGCATATCAAACAACTTTATCTCGTAACGTATGATAACCATAAAAGACATAACGCCCGAACAATACAGCACTTACGTTGGTGTGCTGACAATCGAAGACAAAGACAGCTTAATTGGTCAATGGTATATGGCCGATAGCTTTTTCAACCCTATCCAAGATGCTGACGACAAGTGGGTGATTTCGGTTGAGGAGATTTCCCAGTGCGTAAACCCTGATTTTATGTGGGTGAAAGATTTGCCGCTTATCCCGTTTGTACCAAAACCATCACCGCCCTTTCCGTGAAAAATTTGAACGAAACAATAGTGGGCAGTTGGTTATTATGGGTTGCAGGAGCAGCAGCAAAGTTGCTGCCCATTATTCAATTCCTTTCATTTACCGCAGCATTGGTGCTGTCTTGCATAGGCATCTACAAGTTTTTTAAACATGGCAAAAAGTAAAGAGGTAACCAAATGGCAACCGAAACCCAAAAAGAGATTGGGCAGGCACAAAAAGTCAGCCAACAAACACAAGAGCAGCAAGCCGTACGTAGGACAAGGAAGATGAAATTGAAAAACTATTTCTCACCAACACCTAAACGCTTTCGTGTTTTGGGGGACAGCATTGCGGCTGCATCTTTGTTTGTTGCCGGGTTAAACCTTGACCACCCAAAACTGATGTTGCTGTGCGGTGTACTGGGTGCGGTTGGCAAATTTGTCACAAACTTTTTCGCAGAGGAATGAGGTGGGTAAATGCAGGTATTATTGTTTTTCTGCTTTTTTTCCTTGTGTTTAGCACTCGGAGTTGTGAGGATGCAATCCAAACACGGCAAAATGTAGACACCATGCAAGGCAAAGTGGACAAATACAAGGCAGAAATCGACAGCTTGAAAGCCGAGTATTTAACCCTGCTGAATAGCCGTGCAGTAAAAATAAAAACCTTGCGTGAAATCAGGACAAAATATGTCCACGACACGCTGACCATTGAGGCGCTCGTTGGTGACACTTCTGGCATTGCAAATCTGCTGTCTGAAAATGCCCTGATGAAAGAGATTGTTTTTGAGGATAGTTTAATAATTGCAAATCAAGGACAAGTGGTTATTTATCAAGATAGCGTAATTTCGCATTTAGAGGCGATTACAGCCACTCAAAAAGAATTGATGAGTGATTGTGCCAAACAAGTAAAAAAAGAGCGTGTAAAGACGAATTTATGGAAAACGATTGCGGTTGTGTTTGGATTGGTTGCTGTTGCAAAGTAACTTTGTAGAATGTTTACACTAATTAAACAGCAAGGCATACAAGATTTTTACTATTGCAAAGACGGGCAATGGCATCCATCTGCCGAACTTAATGCGGTGATAAAACCCTGCGTTTACCGCACGGAAAACGATGCACGGAAAGCATGGGGGCGGATGGGAAAGCCTGCAATTACGTTCTGCCAAGAGATAAAAACAAGGGATAAAAAACTACTCGCATGAAAAACCTGCAAATATACCTGAACACAAAAGGAGCAAAAATTGCCAATGACGGGGTGATTGGCTCACAAACAATCAATGCACTTGACAACTACATAAAAGCCGAAATAAAGGCCCGCAAATACGTCATGCCGGTTGATGGGTTGGTGTGGTTGCGTACGGATATGGTGTTCAGTAATAAATTCGATGATTTTGTGGTATGCTACAAAAACGGCAGGATTGTGTATGTGGCACCGGCATCCACAACGGCTGGTGATTTTTACGTTTACAATCCTTTGACCGTTGGCGGTGTTACTGGCACAGCCGTTGCCGTTGCACAGCAAGTCACAAATTCGCACAGATTTGTGACAGGTGCGAACTGGAAAAACCTTTGGTTGGGTGCGCCTTACTTCCAGCAGGTTTTACCCATTACCATTCAGCGTGACGGCAATAAAAACAATTTAGTTGACGGGGTGACAAAGCAATTCGGCCTTTATGGGATAAACTTGCACCGTGCAGGTATAGGAAACTTTGTAAACAAGTGGAGTGCAGGTTGCCAAACGGTTCCTGATGCTCACTGGTTTGAAATAATAAAACGATTTAACCTCGGTCAGGTTATTGACTTCACTTTGTTAGATTGATACAACCGCAATCCTATCCACAAGGGTTGCCATGTCTAATTTGCATAGATAAGCAAATTCACCGCAATATATGACGGTGAGCGGTTTTTTTGCAGTACTCCTTGTATCGGTTGTAATTGCATCGACTTTGTAAAAACAAACGATAAATGTTTGTTCGTCGTATGGGTCAACCGAATTGGTTTTTAAACCCATGTTTTGAAGCATCTCGTCTTGTTCGTCACCTGCAATGACTTCAAGGCATAAAGGTATTTTAAACATAGTATTGTTGGCAAAAAGTAAATTCGGGTATCACTTCGTTTTCACGGTAATTAGCTGTAAGTGTTAGCCACATACTTCCAAGCGGTTTGAATGGGCGGCCTTTTTCTACGTGAAACCCACCAAAGCCATCTTCGTATTCCTCTTTGTAGGTGCTTGTCCTTATTTGGTGAACACTCCGTGCCTTTATTTTCTTTTGGTGACTGTCATAGGTTTCAACCGGGTTAATGTGGTGGTATAGTTCGTGTACGTGGCCTTGCCATATACAATCATAACCCTCCATTGATGCCATCATTCGCTGGTCTTGAATTACTCCCTTTGTCACAGCACCACCGCCACCGTGTCCGTGATGATATCGGAGTGTCCATTTACGCCTTTGCCCTGCTGCATCCAGTTGAAACTTAAAATCAACTACACCACCATAACCCCCAGCGTAAAGATTAGCCCCATGTGTCGTGTTGAATAGGTCAACAAAGCGTTGGATTGGATCCGTTTCAAGTGCTTTTAGGATTGCCGTTTCGTGGTTGCCATAACCTACCAGCAGGATGTGGTCTTTATATGGCGCAAACCAATCCACTGCATCATGAATAACCGCATCAATGTAGTTGGCTTTGTTGTGTTCTGGCCGTATATCCTTTTTACTTCGACGGGGGTCATATTTGCCCTGCATGATACAAAAAGTGTCACCATTTAAAATGATTTTGCAATCCCTTTTTACGGCTTCGTCGAGGTGGTTTTTGAGTAAATCCCTGTCACACTTGGGGTTATCCCAGTGCAGGTCACTCATAAGAAGCAGTTTGATTGATTTTTCGCAGTACACCGCATGGATGTTGCGAGAGATACGCTTAGTTTCTTTCAGCATCTACCTATAAAAGTAGAATTATTTACAGTTGTTGCTAATGTCGGTCAAAAAGTCCACCAAAGCCAATGCAGCAGGGGATAAAAAAATTATGGTTGCAATCAATTCCATATACCCGATAAGGTACGATTTTGTTTATACTAAGTGGTATTATACCCGATAGGTGATAACAAAGTGCAAGCGTAACCAATGTATATCTAAATCATTATGGCTACGCCTGCACGACTGTTATCCATTTGCTATTCGTTCCACTTGAAACAAATGCCGCTCTCGCACATTATACCAATGCTCTACACTCGGCAAATCATCCGGCATATTGGCGTAATCATACGGCTGGGCTTCTGGCATCTGTTCGGTATTTCCGAATAGTTTGCAATCCTGCAACTGCCTTTCAATGCTTTTGGGTGTTTCTCGCTTTTTCATCTTTGATATGGGTTTTCGTGTTTTTCTCCCCAAAACTGCGACCGGATGCGGTGCTGCTGCTCTGTATGCACCCTGTTTACCTTGAACTCTGCACTATCCCATTCGGGCTGCATCGCTTCAATCAGGTTGCGTGTGATTAACTCCCTGCGGATTTGGTTCATTGCCATATAAGCGGTTAAGTCGTGGATGTCATACGCAGCAGCGTGAGCAGCTAATTGTGTGACGTATGCCTTAGCACCTGCAATATCACCGGCATCGAGCAAGGCCACCACTGGCAGCGGCCTTGCATCATATTGTTTGTCAAGTTCTTTATTCATCACTTTTGGCTTAAAATAATCATGTCACGGTTACACTTGCCCTCGTTTATCCATGTGACGAGTTTATCCAATTTTTCGTATGCCCAATCGGGGATAAACTTACCCTCACATTCAATCATTACACGTGGGTAGTCATACAGGCAACGGCCCAATCCGAACTGCACAGCAGCACGTTTCATTGCATCAGAGATACCACCCTTTTCCGGCTCGACGAAACTCGGATGTCCAGTTCTCTGCACCAAAAGCAGCATCGAAGCGTGTCATTACACAGCGATTGTTTATGTACGGCACGACAATCAGTTTGCCCGTACTTGTTTGGCTCTGAATTCTCCATTCTACTTCGTTTGGCAGAATGGGTGCGGTTAGGGTGTTATTCATAGCTGACACCCTCCTTGTCAAGTCCTAATTCGTACATTAATTTGGCATCTTGCAAAAATGCAATCAGCTCGTCAATCTTTTCAGCAGGAATGGCAACCCTTTCCTTTTCGTTGATGTTCGCCCAGGTAGCAGTGATGCTAACAATGTCGGTGAATGACGAGTAATAAAACTCGTACTCGCAAGATGATACCCTGCCGTGTTTGGTTCTTTTTTCTAAATCGTGTTTCATATTTGATTGATTTGTATGGTGCAAATATAGTATAGTTTTTTATATATGCAAACTTTTTTCAAGATTTTTTTTTGGCAATGGTTACAATCAACTCTTTACTGTAAACTTCGGCCTCAAATCCTTTTTTGCGATATCTTGCAATTACCCGGTCTGCTTCTGCATTTGGCACGATGTCAAAGGACATCATCTCACGCTTCCAATACACTATGGTTGTGTAGAGTTCCTCTCGCACGGCTGTTTACAAATTGATATGCAACGTCAATAATCTGCTGCTCCTTTTTACTTTTATACTTGCCCGGTGTGTTGAGGGCTTTAATAATCGTGGCATAACTGGCAACACCATCGCAGTATTTCACCACCGCCATAACATCACCCTTTTGCTTACAGGTTTGAAAATGATTTCGTTTCTCTTCGTAGGTCATTTTTTGCAATCTTTAATAAAATTAAATATCCGATTAAATCGTTTAGGGTATCTTCATCCACGCCATCCATTCCAGCACCACGGGCAATCCGGCTCAACTTGTCATCTATGCGGACAAGTAACTGCTCCTGATTATCTGCCTTTGAGAAAACTCGCACCGGGTTAAGTGCGGAGTTTCCATACTTGGCGTTTTTGTCAATCAGCAGTTGTTTGATGCTGTCGCAGGTGTTTTCAATTTTCTCTTTCATCAGAATGGCAAATCATTTTGTTCGTTTTCAATTTGGGCAGCATAGTCATTTTTGAAGTTTTCCATGATGCCACTCTTGTCGGCCTTAAAAAGATTTTCTTTCGGCTTTTGCTCAAACTTGTAGGCCTTTCCGCTACCAACATAAACAGGCGGTGTCTTTGCTTCACGCTGTTCTTTTGTTTGGCTTAATTGAAGCGTGTGGGTTTCGCCATACTTGCCCTCGCTTTTGCGTTCATTCAGCACCAATTTTAGGTACTTTTTACCGTTTTTGCCCTCTGTTATCAGTTCCTTTGGAACGTCAGTTAGGCAGATGTCAATTACTATCATATTGCTTTTGCTTTATTTAATTGCTTTCGTTTGTAGGTCAAAATATCCAAGTGGCTGATTGCCTCATAATGAGTGCGGAATAACATCAGGTTGTCGACGCAATCCGTGTACGTTCCAAATTCAGTGAGGAACTGGGCAGAAAAAAGCCGATACAACCGGATAGCATAACCACCGTCTGGCAGTTTAACCACGTGGGGCTTGAATGGATTAATCAGTTTCATTGTGCAAATATACATTTTTAAACTTTAATAACCTAATCTATGTTGCAAAAACATTCAAAAGATGGGTCACTGTCAAACAACCCAATTTGAGACAATGCCTTGTCTTTGAGTTGCTGATAGCTGATTTCTTTTTTCCACTGGTAGCCGCTTTGTTTTTCAATGTTTATCCACCAATCAAACAATTCCGGCTTTTCTTTTGCAATGATTGCCAATTTACCTTTTCCTTTCAAAAAACAGCAGTCGCAATTTCCGTATGGCTCATTGACTTGTAAATCAAAATCTTGCTGTTTCCAGAAATTCAAAACATCTTGTTTGGTAGTTTTCCATTTAACCAGTGGCAATTCAGTTTCAGGTTGCGATTTTGACCATCTTCTCGGCTCATCGTATCGTATGCCATTGAATGAGATATAATCATGAACACCAATGCTCTTCAAATAGCGTTTAAGCGTATTTATTTTGAGTTCAGTGGTGCAGTATCGGAACTGCATATTTGGAATGCCTGACGGCCTTTGTTCAATCAGTTGCATATATGGCTCTCCATTGCGTGAAGCTGTCTTGTAATCAACCACAGCAAACGTGGCTGGCTTTCTGTATTCAAGCCACACAATATTAAATCCCCACCGCTGGTCGCATTCATTTACAAAATCCAAAGTTTGCGGTAATTCCTTACCAGTGTTTTGGAATGTCACAATGTAATCAGTCAATCCCTTATCGATTAAATGCTTTGTCATGTAGGCAGATGTCCGGCCGCCAGAGAAATTAATTACATTCATTCACAAACATTTCAAAGCTATTTTTTATCGTTTCCAACCGGGCAGCATATCTGCGGTCAGTTGCTGCATAGTCATCAACTTTCCGGCAAGCGTGTATTACGGTGCTATGGTCACGGCCACCGCATAACCTCCCGATTTTTGCAAGTGATATGCTGGTCTTATTCCTGATTAACCACATGAATATTTGACGTGGTTCTAATACCTCACGTTTACGGGTGGAGTGCGTGGTGTGGCTCGGCAGATAGTCAGCGTATGCCGACCTAACCGCAAGGTGTGCGGCTTTGATTGCTGCATCTTG